TCATCAAGAATTAGAGTATGAAAATATATTGATGGTTAATAGAACCGCAGGAAGCCAAGTAGTTGGTGGTGGTTTTGGTGGAGGAAAATCTTATCTAGGTGTAAGCACGGATAAGAGAGTTAAACGTGTCGGATGCCATAACTTTAAAGCGATGGTTGAAGAAGATAAATTACTGATTACCGATCCAGACACTATCTCTGAGATCTCTACATTTATTGAAAAACGTAGCTCTTATGAAGCTGACGAAGGGTATCATGATGACTTGGTTATGCCGTTAGTTTTATTCGGTTGGCTAACAACCCAATCGTATTTTAAAGAACTAAATAACATTAATATGCGAAAAATTATGTACGAAAAGCAGATGCAAGCTATCGAAGAAGATTTGACACCATTTGGTTTCTACGATGACGGCAAACCCGAAGCTGATCCTTTGAATTTCTGAGTAAAAACTTGTAAAAACTAAATATGTATGTAGACAACTTTTGTCTAGGCAATCATTATAAACAAGGAGAACAACAATGCCGTTTCAACTATCTCCAGGCGTTGCAGTCGTAGAAAAAGACTTTACCTCTATCGTTCCAGCCGTTGCGACCTCTATTGGTGCGTTCGCAGGTCAGTTCGACTGGGGTCCTGTACTTGAACCAATCACAATTAGTTCAGAAGACGATTTAGTTCGTCGTTTTGGTACACCAAATAATTTTAACTTCCAGTCTTGGTTTACAGCTGCAAACTTCCTTTCATATTCAAATAATTTATTATTAGTTCGTCAAAAGACAACTAATATGAAAAATGCAGTAGTTACACCATCTGGTGGTGTTTCATCAATCACTTTAGATAACCCTGGATATGGTTATATTTCAACAAATCCTGCACCAGAAGTTCAAATTCGCACTGATGGAGTTATTAAAAGCGTTACAGTCTTAACTGGTGGAACTGGTTTCACACAAGCTCCTACTGTAGCGTTTAACGACTCTACTGGTCAAGGTGCAGCTGCTACTGCTTCTATAAATTCTTCTGGCCAAGTCATTGGTATCAGTATTACTAAACAAGGTTATGGTTATACTAATCCTTCTATCACTTTAACTGGACCAGGAACAGGTGCTACATTCTCTATTAGTGTTGATTCCTCTGTTCAAGAAGAAGGTGGTTCTGCTCCAACTGCAACAGCTGTAATTTCTGGTGGCGGTATTACTGGTATCACTTTAGCAAACAATGGTTCTGGTTATACTTCAGCACCAACTGTTTCAATTATCCCAGCTGCTGGTGACCAAGGAACTGGCGCAAGTGCTACTGCAGTTCTTTCTGGTGGACCAATTCAAACAATTACTTTAACTAGCGGTGGTGCTAATTTCGTATCTCCAGTTGTAAGTATTACTGGTGGTGGTGGTTCTGGTGCTGTAGCCCACGCTACTGTTGTCTCTGGTGTTATTACTGCTATTGTAGTTGATGCTGGTGGTACTGGATATACTTCTAACCCAACTGTTACAATTACTGATGCTGGTGGTGGTTCTGGTGCTGTTATCAATACAATTACACGTGGTGCATCTACAGTTACTTCTATTACAATTAATAGTGCTGGTGGTGGTTATCGCGCATACCCAACAGTTACTCTATCTGGTGGCACAACTGGTACAGCAGCAACTGTTGGCGCTGTAACTATTGGTCCTTCTACACTATTAAATATTTTAATTACTTCTCCAGGTTCTGGTTTATCTTCTGTTCCAACAGTTGTAATTGCTGCCCCACCACAAGGTGGAACACAAGCTGCAGCTACTGCTTCAATTAACCCTCTTGGTGTTGCGATTTATAACCCACAATACTATTCTGCACAGTTTATTAACGGTGGTGGTGTTGTTGGCGAATGGGCTGCTAAGTATCCAGGCAAATTAGGTAATACTTTAAAAGTGTCTATGGCTGATCGTGATACTTATTCTACTTGGGCATACAAAGACGAGTTTGATGCTTCTCCAGGAACTTCTGAGGGTGCTGCTCGTATTGGTGGTTCTAATGATGAAATGCACATTATCGTTATCGATGAAAAGGGTTATATCTCTGGCGTTGAAAACGCTGTTCTAGAAAAATATGCATTCGTATCTAAGGCTTCTGATAACAAGAAACCAGACGGTACAAACAATTATTACAAAGACGTTATTAACGGTCGTTCTGAGTGGTTGTGGTGGATGGATCACACTGACCAAATCGAAGTTCCAGTTGAAGATACTAACTGGGGTAGCGTAATGGCTGGTGTTGAATTTCATTCTATGACTGCTCCATTGACTCAGTCTTTATCTGGTGGTTTTGATGACGCTTCTGCAACTGATAGTCAAACTATGGAAGCATTTAGTTTATTCTCTAACGCTGAATTGTATGACGTAAGTTTAATTATGTGCGGTAAAGCAAATAGCACTGTTGTTAATCATGTTATTGATAATATTGGTTTAGAGCGTTTAGACGCTGTTGTATTTGCATCTCCAGAAGATATGGACACTGGTGAAGTTATTATTGGAGAAACAAGCGAAAATATTCAATCAATTATTGATTTCCGTAATGCACTATCAAGCAATTCTTATACAGTTCTTGATTCTGGTTACAAATATCAATATGACCGCTACAATGACGTGTATCGTTGGGTTCCATTAAACGGTGACATCGCTGGTCTATGTGCTCGCACTGACTACACTAACGATCCATGGTGGTCTCCAGGTGGTCTAAACCGTGGTCAAGTTAAGAACGTTGTTCGTTTAGCTTGCAATCCTAACCAGACTAACCGTGATACTTTATATCGTAACTCTATTAATCCAGTTGTTACTTTCCCAGGTCAAGGTACTGTATTGTTCGGTGATAAAACATTGTTGGCTAAACCAAGTGCTTTCGATCGTATTAACGTTCGTCGCTTGTTTATCGTTCTAGAGAAATCTATTGCGACTGCTGCTAAGTTCCAACTGTTTGAATTCAACGATGCGTTCACTCGTGGTCAATTCAAGAACTTGATTGAACCGTTCCTACGTGACGTACAAGGTCGTCGTGGTATTACAGACTTCCTAGTTAAGTGTGATGAGTCTAACAACACTGGTGAGGTTATTGATCGTAACGAATTCGTTGCGGATATTTTCGTTAAACCAACTCGTTCTATCAACTATATTACTCTTAACTTCGTTGCTGCTCGTTCTAGCATTGCCTTTAGCGAGATCGGTGGCTAATATTATTGGGGAGAAATTCTCCCCAATTTTGACGAATAAATAAGGTAATAACAAGGAGATTTTAAATGGCAAATATTGCTGACTTTAAAGCCCAGATGATCGGTGGTGGTGCACGTCCTAATCAATTCCGTGTTGAGTTGACTTTCCCATCATTCGTTACACTAGGTGTTATTGCTGGTCAAAGAGCACAGTTCCTATGCCGTGCTGCTTCCCTACCAGCTTCTACAATTGAAACAATTTCGATCCCGTATCGTGGTCGTCCTGTCAACTTTGCTGGTGAACGTTCATTCCAGCCTTGGACTGTTTCTATTTACAACGATACAACTTTTAACATTCGTAATGCCTTAGAGCAGTGGCAATCTGGTATTCAACAGTACAATACGACTAATGGTCGTACTAATCCTACTGACTATCAAGTTGACTTGTCTGTTCACCAGCTAGACCGTAACGGTGCGACTATTAAGTCATACAAGTTTACAGATGCGTTCCCAACTAACATTGGTGCGATCACTCTAGACTATGAACAACAAAACGCTATTGAACAGTTTGATGTTGAATTCGTTTACAACTTCTTCACTTCTAATGAAGGTGCTGGTGCTAACTTCGGTATTAACGTTAATATTAATACTCCAATTGGTTCGTTCCCAGTTTAATTTTTAATTAGAAGGAAATTTTATAATGCAGCTTTTTGGCTTTGAAATCAAACGTGCAAAGGATGAACAGGTTCTACCGATTCCATCGGTAGTGCCTCCATCCAACCAAGACGGCTCCACCGTAGTAAACACTGGCGTAAATGCTGGTGGCTACTACGGCATGGTTGTCGATTTAGATGCATCTTTAAAAAACGAAAACGATCTTATTCGTCGTTATCGTGAGATTTCTCAATACTGTGATTGTGATGCAGCTATTGAAGACATCGTTAATGAAGCATTAATATCTGATGAATCTAAACGATCAGTTGAGATCGTTCTTGATGAACTAAAAGTATCATCAGCTATTAAAACTAAGATTGAAACAGAGTTCTATCAAATCCTTAAACTATTAAAGTTTAATGATAAAGGACATGATATTTTCCGTCAATGGTATGTTGACGGTCGTTTGTATTACCAAGTATTACTTGACGAAGATAATGTCAAGGATGGTATTCAAGAATTACGTTTTATTGATCCACGCAAAATTCGCAAGATCAAGAACATTAAAAAAGAAAAAACACCACAAGGTGTTGAAATTATTAAGACGATGGAAGAGTTCTACCTTTACAATGATAAAGGTATGTCTGAACAATCAACACAAGGTGTTAAACTTCCATTAGATTCAGTTGTACATTGTCCTTCTGGCGTGATGGATGCAAACTCTGGTATGGGTTTGGGTCATTTACATAAGGCAATTAAACCAACTAACCAATTAAAGATGATTGAAGACTCTTTAGTCATCTATCGTATTTCCCGTGCACCAGAACGTAGAATTTTCTATGTTGACGTTGGTAACTTACCGAAGCTAAAAGCTGAACAGTATGTTAACGACATTATGAATAAGTTCCGTAACAAGATTGTTTATGATGCAACTACTGGTGAAACACGTGATGACCGTCGTCACCTATCAATGATGGAAGACTTCTGGATGCCTCGTCGTGAAGGTGGTAAGGGTACTGAGATTTCTACATTGCCAGGTGGTCAAAACCTTGGCGCTATTGAAGACATCGAATACTTCCAAAATAAACTTTATCATTCATTGAACGTTCCTGTATCTCGTATGCAGCAAAGTCAAGGTTTCTCTATTGGTCGTTCAAATGAGATTACCCGTGACGAAGTTAAGTTCAATAAGTTTATCGTTAGACTTCGTAAAAAGTTTGCAGTTTTATTCTTAGAAGCATTGAAAGTACAATTGATTGCTAAGAATATTATGACGTATATACACTGGAATGAAATTAGCCAGCAAATTCGTTTTGACTTTTTAGAAGATAATCATTACTCTGAATTAAAAGACGCTGAGTTGTTGACACAACGTGTTACTCTATTGCAACAAATTGATCCATACATTGGTCGTTTCTTCTCTGATGTTTGGATTAAACGTAATCTATTGCGTATGACTGATGATCAAATTGCTGCAATGGATAAAGAAATTAAAGATAGTTTAGCAACTAACGTTGCGTTTGCTCAGAATAAAGGTGATCAACAGTTGGCTCAACAACAGCCTACTATGGATTATCAAGCGCAACAGCAACAAGCTCAAATGGCTATGCAACAAGGTCAGCAAGCTCCACAACCTGCGCAACCTAACGCTGAACAAGATGCTGAGCAAGAAGCAAAAGTTGTTAACTTGGCAGATAAAAAACCAGTTGGTAAAAGAAAACCCACTGGCGAACAAAAAGATTCATTTGATTGGAATTAAGGAGATACTATGTCTACAACATTAGAATTAATTAACGCAATTGCATCTGGTGATGCAGCTGCAACAGAAGATGCTTTTCAAGCTGCTATGGCAGAAAAGATTGGTGCTAGATTAGATGACATGAGAAGTGATGTCGCTAAAACTATGTTTAATAAAGTTGAAGATCAACAAGCTGAAGAACCAGCTTCTGAAGAAGAACAAGTTGAACAGTAATGCATTTTAAGCAATTCTTAGAAACGATTAAACTAAAACAAGAGGAAGATAAAACTGTTTCTCTTGTAGAGGAAGTCACAAAAGAAATATACGAAGAAATACCAAACAATAAAATTGCTGAAATTATTAAAGAATATCACGACGTCAAAGTTACTGATACATTAATCGAAACATATATTGAATTGGCTTCCTCTAATATTTTTTCTGTAGATCCTGTTATTTGTGAATTGCGTAAATATAATAAATTAGATCGCTTAATTGAAGGTAAATTAAATTATACTTTGAATGATGGTAGTGTTATTGCAATTGATGAATCTACGCAAGATTACCTAAATAAACTATTAAATAATCAAAACGAAATTGTTGAGTATATGAAAGAGTCAAAAGCGAACTTCCTTCATGTGCTTAAAAGAATCGGAGAATAACAAATGGCAATGACGCTAACTACTCTTAAAAATACAAACCAGGAAACTGTGATTCATTTCGCATCTACTGCTGCTGAGTCAGGAACTATTACTATTGCTAACTTGACTGCATCAACTCAAGCAAGAAATGCAGATACCCCTGTTGTTGATATTGTTAAATGGACAATGACAGGAGAACTAGGTTCTCATGTAAGAGTTACAAGAAACGGAAGTTCAGTTATTTCTGCTGCTCCAGAAAATGCTCCATATATGGAAGCTAATGCATGGGGAATTCCATTAAATATTGCTAACACAAGCGATATTGTTATTAATAATAACTCAGCAAAAGATGTAACTGGAATTTTAGTATTGCGTAAACAAGCTGGTTGGTCTACTAAAGTTGAACCTGCTACATATGGTGCATATGACGACGTTACTCGTGTTGGGGCATCTACTACACTAAGCGGTTCACCAGATAAGGTATAAAACAATGAGACTAATTAAAGAGATTTTCGAATCAACTAACCTTATCGTTGAAGAACGTAAAGGTAAGAAAGAATATTTTATTGAAGGTGTATTCCTTCAATCAGAACTACAAAACCGTAACAAACGTATGTATCCTGAACATGTAATGGACAAAGAAGTTGCTCGTTACCTCAAAGAGTCAGTTGAGAAAAATCGTGCTTACGGTGAACTAGGTCACCCAGATACTCCAAGCATCAACCTTGACCGTGTATCGCATATGATTACTTCACTTCGTAAAGAAGGTACTAATTATATTGGTCGAGCAAAGATTATGGAAACTCCAATGGGCAATATCGCTAGAGGTCTTCTAGATGGTGGAGCAAACCTTGGTGTTTCTAGCCGAGCACTTGGCTCTCTCAAAATGAATAATGAGGGTGTCAATATCGTTCAGGATGACTTCATGCTGTCTACCGCAGCTGATATCGTTGCTGATCCTTCTGCTCCTGATGCGTATGTCCGTGGAATCATGGAAAGCAAGGAGTGGGTATTCGTGGATGGAAAATTCGTGGAACAGAATATTGAGGAAACACAGAAGTTTATTAGAAAGGCATCTAGCAAGAATTTGCAAGAAGCTAAGATTTTAGCCTTCCAAAATTTCCTGAGTAAAATTAAATAATTTATAAATAATCTTATAGAACTATCCAAGTTAGGAGAACAAACGATGTCTATCGAACAAAAAATCGCTGAACTTCTTGCTGAGTCTCGCAAGTCTCAGGAAATCCAAGAAGAAAAAGTTAAACCAGATGGCAAAGAAGGTGGAAGTAATTCTGCTAAAGAAGGTGCTGTTTCTGGTGACCAATCTGCAGTTAAAAAAGGTGACGCTGTTGAGCCAAAGCATGAAGGTGAAAATCCTGACAATGCTCGCAACAACGTTCAAGACGAAAAGCAAGCTGAAGAAGTTAAGGGTGGTTCTATGAATCCTCATAACGGTGACCAGTCTTCTGTCCGCAAGGGTGATGCTGTTAAAGGCATGAAAGAAGATATGGACGCTCTATTCACTGGCGAAGAACTAACTGAAGAATTCAAAACTAAAGCAACTACTATCTATGAGGCTGCAGTAATGTCTCGTGTTAAAGAAGAAGTTGCTCGTATCGAAGAAGAATTTGCAGCAAAGCTAGAAGAAGCTACTGCACAACAAATTGAGGGTCTTGTTGAACAAGTTGATGGATATCTTGGCTATATTGCCGAGCAGTGGATTGCACAGAATGAATTAGCCCTTGAAAATGGCATTAAGTCCGAAATCGTTGAGAGCTTTATCGACGGCATGAAGGGTCTTTTTGAAGAGCACTATATTGACGTTCCAGCTGAGAAGTATGATGTACTTGGCGAAATGAACGAAACTATTGCTTCTCTAGAAGAGAAACTAAATGCACAAGTTGCTACTAACGTAGAACTAACTAAGCAAATTGCTGAGTCTACAAAAGCATCTATCGTTGCTGAAGCAGCTGAAGGTCTATCAGATGTTGAAGTTGAAAAATTCAATGCGCTAGTTGAAGAGCTAGTATATGAATCAGCTGAAACATTCTCAACTAAAGTAAAGACTATCCGCGAAAGCTATTTCACTAAACAAACTACTGAAGTTAAATCAGTTGTTACTGATACTCCAGTAGACACTTTGACTGAAGAGAAGAAAGTAAATATCGATCCAACTATGGCTCGTTATGTTTCCGCTCTTACTAAGTAATTCACTTAAAAGGAAATTAAAATGACAACTCGTCAACAATTAATCGAAAAATGGGCACCCGTCCTAAACCACGAAGGTGCTCCAGCAATCAAGGACCAGTATCGTAAAGAAGTTACTGCTGTTCTTTTGGAAAACCAAGAACGCGAAATGGCAAAAGCACGTGAAGCTCTTTTTGAAGCTGCACCAGCTAACGCTGTTGGTTCTTATGGCGACACTGGCGGTTTCGCTAAGTTTGATCCAGTATTGATCAGCCTAGTACGTCGTGCAATGCCACAACTTATCGCTTATGATATCGCTGGCGTTCAACCAATGACTCAGCCAACTGGCTTGATCTTCGCAATGAAGTCACGCTATGGTACTCAAGGTGGTACTGAAGCTCTTTTCAACGAAGCTGATTCTGACTACTCAGGTACTGGTACTCACAGCTCTACTCTTGACGGTACTACTATTGGTGCAGCTACTTTAACTGCTGGTAGTGGTCTAGCTACTGACGCTGCTGAACGTCTTGGCCAAGGTGGTTCTGGTGACGGTTCTTTCGGTCAAATGGCATTCTCAATCGAGAAGACTTCTGTTACTGCTAAGACTCGTGCTTTGAAAGCTGAATACTCAATCGAATTAGCTCAAGATATGAAATCTGTTCATGGTCTTGACGCTGAAGGTGAATTGAGCAACATTCTTTCTGCTGAGATCCTAACAGAAATCAACCGTGAAGTTGTTCGTACTGTTTATCGCACTGCTTATCCAGGTGCTGCTGTTGGTACTGCTACTGCTGGTACTTTTGACCTAGACGTTGATTCTAACGGTCGTTGGTCTGTTGAAAAGTTCAAAGGTCTATTGTTCCAAATCGAGCGTGAAGCTAACGCTGTTGGTCAATTGACACGTCGTGGTCGTGCGAACTTCATCATCACTTCTGCTGACGTTGCGTCTGCATTGGCGATGGCTGGTGTTCTTGACTACACTCCTGCTCTAAACGGCAATAACAGCTTGAACGTTGATGATACTAGCACTACTTTCGCTGGTGTTCTAAACGGCAAGTACAAAGTATATGTTGATCCATATGCTGCTAACATCTCTGCTAACCAATATTTCGTTGTTGGTTACAAAGGTCAATCAGCTTTTGATGCTGGTCTTTTCTACTGCCCATACGTTCCTCTACAAATGGTTCGCGCAGTTGATCCTAACAGCTTCCAACCAAAGATTGGTTTCAAGACTCGTTACGGTCTAGTTGCTAACCCATTCGTTAACTTGGACGACGGTACTTCTGGTCAAGATAACCTAACTTCTGACAAGAACTACTACTATCGTAAAGTTAAGGTTACTAACCTAATGTAATCGACTAAGTCGGTTTTAAGAAGCCGACGTAGAAGCGGTAATTTAAAGGGGGACTTCGGTTCCCCTTTTTTCTAGGAGTATAAATAGTAATATGCCTATATCTGATTCTTTATACCCAAGTAACATAAACGTTCTGAATCCGAACAGTTTTACATTCAGCATTACAAAATTGCCTGATGTATCATTTTTCTGTCAGCGTGTGTTAATCCCATCTGTAACATTGGCTTCTATTGATAGACCAACACCGTTTATTAATACACCAATCCCAGGTGAAATTATGTCATTCTCTGAATTGACTGTTCAATTCTTAGTTGATGATAAAATGGAAAATTATAAAGCCATTTTTAATTGGATGGTAGCATTAGGTTATCCAGAAGATAATAAACAGTATTCTGATTTTTTGAAAACAAATCAAGGCACTGTATATTCTGAATTAGCAAAAAATTACTCTGACTGTACAGTTGGAGTTTTAGACGCACAAAACACACTAACTAATCAATTTAAATTTTATGATGTTTTTCCAATTTCATTAGATCCTGTTCAACTTGAAGCAACTGCGATGGACGTGAACTATGTTATTGGTTCTGCAACTTTTAAATATTCATATTTTACAATAGACACTTAATTAGCCGAAGGCTTGTTGGAGATTATTATGACGCTTGATGAAATACAAAATGAATGGGAAAAGGATTGCGAGATTGATGATAACTATCTTGGTGAAACAACAATCGCAACTCCAAAGTTACATTCTAAATATCTAAAGATTCTTATTGGTGTTAAACTTAAACACACCAAACTGCAATCTGACTATAACCAACTCCGTAAAAATAAATTCAGATACTATCGTGGCGAAATGTCACGTGATGAACTAAACACGCTTGAGTGGGAGCAGTGGCAAGGAGTCAAACCTCTCAAAAATGAAATGGATGAATTCCTTCAAGGTGATACTGAACTTAATACAACAAAAGTTCGTTTAGAATATCTTGAAACAATGATTTATCTTTTAGAATCAATCCTTGGTCAACTTAAAGCACGTGACTGGCAAATTAAAACAGCAGTTGAGTGGAAACGTTTCTTAGCAGGTATGTGATGTTAACTGCTGAAAAACTCGATGAAGTTTATATGAGAGTTTTCGGCGATCCTTCTGTTGAACAGGAACTCGCTGATTTCTTTACATATGAATATCCAGGTGCAAGATTTACCCCACAATACAGAGCACGTTTGTGGGATGGTAAGGTGCGTTTGTATGATCAGTTCCGCAAAACTTTGTACATTGGTTTGTATGATTACCTTGTTAAGTTCTGTGATCGTAACAAATACCAGTTAGAAACTAAAACTGAAATCATTGCTGGTGAAGATGTAACTAGAGAAACAGTTGAAGAGTTTACTCGATGGTTAAATTTACACGGTCGTGGTAAACCAATTGATATTCGTGATTATCAAATTGATGCTGTTCATACTGCATTAAGTAAACAACGCACGTTATTACTTTCACCAACAGCGTCAGGTAAATCTTTAATCATCTATTCTATAATGCGTTGGCACCTAAATAATAACAAGAAATGTATTTTGATTGTGCCAACTACTTCTTTGGTTGAGCAAATGTATGCTGACTTTGAGGACTACTCAACAGCTAATGACTTTGATGTTCAATCTCACTGTCAGAAGTTATACAGTGGTTTCCCAAAGGAGTTCACTAAAGATGTCCTCATCACAACGTGGCAGTCAGTCTACTTGCAACCGAAATCGTGGTTCAGACAATTCAACGTCATCTTCGGGGATGAAGCGCACCAGTTTAAAGCTAAGTCGCTTACCACGATTATGGAAAAACTTGATACTGTTAGTCATAGGATTGGAACTACTGGTACATTGGATAACAAAAAAATTCACCAGCTAGTTTTAGAAGGTGTCTTTGGTCCAGTACATAGGGTAACAACTACTAAAGCATTAATTGATTCTGGCAGATTGTCTAACCTAAATATTACATGTATAGTTTTAAAATATAGTGAAGAGATTCGTAAAGAACGTAATAAGAACACATACCAAGATGAAATGGATTGGCTTGTTTCTTGTGCACAAAGAAATAAGTTTATCCGTAATCTGGCAGTAAATTCTAAAGGCAACACGCTGGTTCTTTTTCAATACGTTGAAAAGCACGGCAAAGTTCTATACGATCTTATTCAGAATAAAGTACACGAGGAAAGAAAGGTGTTCTTTGTTCACGGTGGTGTTGACGTTAGCGATAGAGAAGCGATACGTCACATATGCGAAACTGAAAATGATGCTATTATTATTGCTTCGTTTGGAACGTTCTCTACTGGGATTAATATTCCCTCTATTGAGAATGTTATTTTTGCTTCACCATCAAAGAGTAAGATCCGCAACTTGCAAAGTATCGGTCGTGGTTTGAGAAAGAAAGATGGGAAAGAATCCTGTAATTTATATGACCTTGCTGATGACTTGCATTGGAAGTCATGGAAGAACCATACTCTAAATCATGCAGCTGAACGCTACAAAACTTATGTAGAAGAAGAATTTAAATTAAAGATGGTAGAGGTAAATTTGTATGAATGAAAACTACGTCGTTTTAAAACTTGTTTCTGGTGAAACAGTTATGGCTATGTTTGAAGGTGAAGACGATCGTTTTATTAAAATTGACCATCCAATCCAAATCAAAATAATACCAATTCCTGCAATCAATAGAGAACAAATTAGTGCTTCTCCGCTGTGTCAATTTAGTGAATCAACTTCTTTTGTATTGGAAAAAGATCACATCGTTTATATCAAGAAAATGCATCGCGCATTTGTAAGCCATTATAACAATTTTATAAAGTCTTATGATGAAGCATTGATTCCTGCAACCAGAGAATCTGCAGAACAGATCCACCAGCAGCTTAATGATGTTTTTGGAGAAGAGGAAGAAGAATTAACTTTAGAAGAAGTTAATCGTAGGTTGGATATGCTAG